TCCGATTTAAACACTTGCTCAGTAGCCAAGTGACTACCAATAGTAATGATAACTTCATCTGTCTCTGCGTCTTTTTTTCTGATTTTGAAAGCTTCTTTTAAGTTCATGATTTTTAATTTTTTGGGTTAATATTGATTTGTGTACTGTCAACTGAACTGGTTGTTGTTTGTTCGGTTTTTTGAGTACTGTTACTGTTGTTTTTGCTTACGCTTAGTGACATAGTACAGCTTTGTGCTGTCAGTACTGCCGTAATACTGATGATTGCAGTACATACAATTTTAATAATCTCGTAAATAATCTTTTTCTTATCCATTTTCGAATAGATTTAATTGCTTTTTTTTAAATTCATTGATTAATTCTTTTTCTTTGTCATAGGTTTTAATGCATAATATCCTCCTTTCTTGTTTTTTAAATACGTAAATTCTTATTATTTCATCGTCGGCTAGTTCGTAACCTTCTTTTGTACCGTCTACTCTTGTATTGAAGTAGGCGTATGTTTTCATTGCTTTAAATGTAGTAAATGTTTCGTTATCCGATAGGTAACTCGTCCGTTTGAATCTCTTTTTTATCATTATTTAATAAGATTTTATTTGTTTCTACGATACATATAATTTCGAATGTGCTTGTATCCGTTGATTCTTTTGCGATTGCTACTGCTGTTTTATAAGTCCATTTCGATAATAACGGAAATGTTACTACTATTCCGTTGTCTTTTCTTCTTGTGACGATTGTCCAATTTGTTGCTGCCATGATTTTTAAATTTTTATGTTCCATACGGAACGGTTAATACTCTTTGTTTTTTGAACACTACAAAGGTTCATTGTTTTTTTTGAATTTCCAAATTTTCTCCTATTCTTATAACTTTTCTTAACGTTTCTATAGCGCGAGCGACAAATACAGGGTTCTAGGGCGTTGCCCTAGAGCGTTAGCTCCTTGATATCGCCAAAGGCGCATACCACGACCTTTGGTCGGGTACACGCCTGTCCTTAATCAGGTATTGTAGGTAACTGTCCTTCTGTCTTTCTTTACCTTTCTCTCCCTGTAAAATTAAAATAAGCTTGCCGCATGGTTATAGTCCGTTCGTTACGGACAAGACGTTTTCGTGAAACGAAAACTAGAAAGGACAATACTCTGCTGATAAGTATTGATACATGATATCTTCCTCTTCTCTTCTGATCTGCCTTCGTTGTGCTTTCTTTCTGTTTGTCAGATTTTGTAGCTTATTCATTCGATTGATCGCCTTTTTCCTTTCAATTTCCTCGATATTGTCCTCGTGTAAGCCGATTCCGTTTTCATTTTTTTCCTTGAGTAATCTCTCGTAGTAATCTTTGTTCACCGTGTTAGCTCCTATTACCTCGAATCCTTTCACCCATTTCACGCCTTTATCTTCGGCATATAGCCACAGTAGTTGCCTCTGATCGTCTGTATATATGGTTGTTTTGTAGTATCTTGGTAATGGTAAATCTTGCCCGTTATGTGCCTTATATGTAATAATTGTTTTTTCTCCATTCCATCTGTGCTTTAGTTGGTTTTCTTTTGCATAGTTTGCTCCAAGCCCTTTGCTGCATAGTACTATTGATATATAATCAGGATTGTCTTCGTCTTTTTTTGTCATGTATTTTGATACATAGTTTATTGTTCTTTCGTTAACGTATCTTCCGTAATATTTGTATCCGTCAATCCAATTTTCGTATAATAGTTTTGTTAATTGCCATTTTGTTTGTCCTTCTCTTGCGTAAAATAATCCGTGTAGGTGTATTCTTCTTGTATTGGTATGTCCTTTTTCAGTCACACACCAATGTTTTACTGATTTTCCGGTTTGTTTTCTGATTCTTTCTAGGAATAATCTGTGTATTTTTGTAATTATCTCGTTATCTTGTGATCCGTCGTTTTTAAATCCATATCTTTTACAGATATATTCATATCTTTGTGGAGATACTGTTCCTGTAAAAAACACTGCGTGAGGTGTCTCTTTCAGTTGTTCGTAATTTCTGATTCTCCATTCTCTTCTCTTTTTTTTACGACATTCGAAACAGTGTCCGCATTCTACTTCTACATATCTGAATCTTTCGTCTGTACACACAGGCGGTCTCCATCTATTCTTCCGATTAGGCAGAAACCGCTTGTTTAATACTTTTTTTGTGAAGTAACACATATTACTCGTTTGGTTTTCTGATTACTTTTTCTAATCTCTTGAGTAGAGATTGTGCTTGTTTGAACTTGCTTATAGATTCTATGATCTCCGACAACTGATTGATTCCTCCGAAAATCCATTCTCTGAGGTTTTTTTGGTTTTCGTTGTCTAGATGTCCTTTTCCGAGTTCATAGTCTTTTGCGATTTTGTCCACCATAGCTGCTGCTTGTTCTTTCGCTGCTTCAGCCGACATTCTCTTTGTTATCATCTCATAGTAGAAATTTTCCACTTCCTTTTGTATCTTTCTTGCAGTGTTGTAGTTTACATCTACGATTGAGTCTTGCACAGCTCCTTCTTTTTGTAATAATGCTATCTCCGATACTAGTTTTGCTACTCTTTCCTCTTGAGTTTTGTCTAGATATTTTGTGTTCAGTATCTCTTGATTCAAGAGTTCGACTGCTTTTTTTGCATTGGCGTTTGCTTCCGTTACGTTTGCCGCTGCTATATTTTCTTTGCTTAATTGGATTCTGTTTTCAATTTCCTGCCATTTATTTTCAAGGTCCTGCCCTTCTGTGTCTACTCCTGCGATTTTGTTTGCTTCTGCCAATGTTTTGGCTGTTTCAGCGCTTGCAAGTCTGTTTTGCGCCTCTATCTGCTTCAGTTGTAGTCCCATCGCTTGTTGTTGTAGTGCTGCTTCTACAGGATTCATTTTTGGTCCGCTTGGCTGCATTCCATCTCCGCCTGCTGTGCTTGCTGCTTGTCCTCCTCCGTTGCCGTACATGAGTCCTACGCTCAATCCTGCGTCTTCCATTTGGTTTCTTTGTGCTCCGAAATTAGTGTCTTTCCACATTTGCAAATTTCGTTTGTATTCAGCGTCTGCCGCTTGTTGTCCGTAATTATATTGCAGACCCATGCCCTCTTTTTCATACTCCCATGCTTGTTGCATTAGTTTCTGCTGGTTTTTGAATCCGTTATTGTTTCTTTTGAATAGACCTCCCAGTAGTCCTAGACCACCGCTGACTATTGATCCTATTCCTCCGGTTACAGCACCTGTTAAACCTGCGGTTGCTGCGTCTGCTAGTTTTGCTCCTAATCCCATAATAATAAATTTTTACATTCTTCGAGCTTACTTTTGAAGAAGCTCTACCTATATTTACTTGATATAATATGCTATATGCGTACTGCGCTTTTTTGGCTTTAAAAAGCGGACATAAATAATTACATCCGCCCTTTTCGCATATAGTGTTCGTAATCGTACCCGATTAGTTATCTCTTGTCGGGTTTGGATCAGTTGTTCCTCCTTCTGTTTGACCCTCGGCTGTCTTTGGTGTTTCGGCTTCTCCCTTTTTGAGGTACTCGTTCAATTTGTAGTTATTGACTCTATCCATTGCGTTCATAGCTAAAGTCCATTTGTCCGTACGTATGTTACAGTCGTCTCTTATTCCCGCTTGTTTAGGTGTATAGATCATGGGTGCTCCGTCCGTCAACGGTTCGTTCTCGTCAAGTATTCTTTGGATTTTTTTGATCAAGGTTTCGCCTTTTTCCGTTTCTTTGATCATTCCTTTGAAGTTGTTTACTCTGATTTTGTTAATACGTTTCATATTATAAGAATGGTATTTGTTTAGCACTATAGTTTCCTCGTCTCGTTGCCTGTACTACTGTTTGTACCCAGAAATTCTGACTGTCAATTGATGTATCCGCAAAGATTTCGATGTATTTCTGTGGATCAATGTATGTGGTTAGGTCTTCGATTGTATTATCATTTCCTACCTCATAACGTCTGTTTAACACCATGAAGTCCAGCGCTTCTCCTGCTGCAAAATCTCCGAACGTACGGTTATAATTGGTCATGTAGTCGATCCAGGCCACTGTTTTGTTAGCGGCTAGGTGTTTAATTTTATCTATTGTTGGACTTCCATCGTATACGGACGTTTCTCCGACCATTTGTTCTTGGATAAGGTCTTGATATCCGATTCCGTCAAGTGCCGGCTTGTGCAGATCATCGATTGTCTGTAAATTCAAATCGAAATCGTTACCTTGTGAGTAATCCACCATTGGTGTGATAGCCATTAAACCCATGATGTATCCTGGTTCTTCGCATTGATAGTGTACGTGCCCGTTATTGAGTGGTTTACCTCCTCTTCCGATTGCAGCGATGTCTCCTAGCGGTTGACTACCGTATGTTGTCTCTGTTGCGCTTTTTGATATCACCTCGTCGAATTCGATATATTGAGTCATACCTCCGATAAATACAGGTGTTTCTGGTCTGTCAAGATATTTACCTGCTGTGTATACTGTTTCCAACCAATCTCGATATGTACCTCCCGATATTGCAATTCTGTTTAACATGTTGTAAACTTTCTGTTGCAGGTTCAGTGCATCCATTGTTAATTTTCCGTCATTGGCTGTAATGTCGATACTTGTTAATTCTGTGATGCCTCCTGCTCCGTCGATCCAATCTGTTTGTATCCAATTGTTGAAAATGTCGCTATCGTATGTTTTTAGCAACATTCCGCCTAATTTATTGGATTGACTTTTAATAATGTCATTTATAAATGTTGTTAATTCAGCACTTCCGTTATTTGCGTCTCCGAAATTTTCTCCTATTATTTTAATCGTTTCATTACCTTTGTAGTGCAGAATTACGTCTCTGATTTGATCAAGCAGCTTTAAGTCGTATTGCCCTAATTCGGTTTTTATGAATTTCAGTGTTTCTTTTGTTATGAAAAATTGTAATATTGTTGCGTATGGATCAGCACTTATATTGTTTAGAACGATGGTAGAAAGTGCTGCGTTTTTTGTTAATTGACCTAGTGTTTTATTATATAGCCCTCCGTCGCTTTCCAATACTTTCACTTTTATACTGTTCCAAAAATCTTTGTAATCGTTTAAGATTACGCCTGCCGTTATAGTAGTTTGAGGGACTATATCTACACTCTTTTGATTTATTCCGATAACGTATATTCCGTCGTTATTGTTGTTATATGTTTTTGCAAAGTTTAATTTTATATTTCCCGCTCCTTTTAGCATGTAAAACTTTTTTTCCTGCGTGTTTGCGAAGAAATTTTTAAATATGTCAAGATACAAGAGTAAGGGGATTCCGTTCTTTAATACTCCTTGTGTTGCATTTGCTCCTTTTCGTCGTGATTTGCTCCATCCGAGGTATTTGTATAAAGCTGATGCTGAGATGTTTGTTTTTGCATCTGTTGCTATACCGGTTGTTTGAGCCATCATCATGGGTAACTTGATGTCACTCATTTTCATACCAATTCCTGTTCGGTTATTGTGTAGCCAGCTGTTGTATAATCGGAAACCTCCGAAAAACAGGAAGTGTTGTAGTTTGAATGATCCGAACAGTGGTCCTAATGTTGGTTGGCTTAGTGTTTTGTTGATCAGATTCAAATCGATGATATCTCCCTTTTGACAGAGTATTTTACAGAATGGCACAAGCATTCCTACACCGATTGAACTTCTGAATATTGTTGATATATCATGAGTAGACATGTCATAATCTCTCATTGCGACCTTCATTTTATCGTTGTCGCCTAGTGTATTTTTACCTAATGTTCTTACGACTGTCATAGTTTATTTCTCCTCTTTTTTTATTGTTACTTTTTTTGTTCTTCTTCCCATCGGTCGGCTTCTTTACAGGCATAGATCAGTGCTGCCACTAGATTCCAATCTGTTGCGTCAATTACTTTTTGAGCTTCTTCTTCCGATTTAAACACTTGCTCAGTAGCCAAGTGACTACCAATAGTAATGATAACTTCATCTGTCTCTGCGTCTTTTTT